GCTATAATATGTATTCTGATGATTATTGGAATATTTAAATGGGGAGATTATTTAATTAATAATAACTTTATTAAAGAAACCTTTTATCAAAACTTATATACTAATCATAATGTTAACTTGCCAATAAATACTACTTATCAATGTACTAACTTTTGCGGCCCACCAGGAAGATGTAGTAAAACAGGACAACAATGTTTGGCAGATATTGATTGTCCAGGTTGTCAACCATATTCTCCACCTTTACCGAGAACACCAAATAATTTTAGAGGTGAAAATGATGCTGGAAAATTATCAAGTGGTCAATTTTTATCTTTTTCACAATTAACCACTGATTTAGGCACTCAGGCAAAAAGATTTTATTCCTATAAAAATAAAAATATCAGAGCACCAGAGGCTAATTTTGGACCAAATTTATGGAGAAGTAAGTTTAATGAAGGAGATAAATTATATAATGAAAGGTATGTACCTCAAAATCTTACTAATATGTCAAAATATCCTTATCGTTTTACTATGTCTGGCGAATTCCTTACCAATGGCCCGCTAGCTTCTAATGCTTATTTTTCATAAATACTCGGCATTTAAAATTATTGAATTAAATTATATAATAATATTTTTATTACATAATTTCTTATTTCTTTCTTTATGAAAATATAGTTAAAAATTATTTTTTTCGATAATTACAGATTTCACTACATTTTTCATTATTTTTTCTTCATATGTTTTATCTTGAATATTATTTGAACCACCCATAGATTTCATTACAATTTGCATATATTTATCATTAATTTTTCCTTCATCTATCATATAGGTTGGATTTTGTTGTTTCCAAGCAGGTATCATTTGAATATTTTTATGGGCAACGTGTTTTATAGCTAATTTAAGTTTTTCCTTTTCTTTTGACCATTTATTTTCATCTTTAACATAAATAATTTCTCTCTTCAAGTCACTACAATGAATTGGTCTTTTTGATATATCTAATTCTTTTAAATTTTTAACTATAATGTTGGTTATTCCATCTACAAATCCTACTTTACCAACATGTTCTAAATCAGATAACTTAATATTGACAGAATCCACAAATTCCATAATATTCATGGCATTTTTACACGTTTCATTTAAAAATACATTTAAATTAAAAGTTTTATTATTAGAATTTGTATTGTGAATAATATTAGTAGGTTGGAGATTTTTACATACATCTAAAATAATATTTTTAATATCAGAATTTTCTTTGATAAGCATTTTAATAATTTCCTTTTCAGAATTAAAAATAGTAGCTTCTGAACAATTCTTTTTATGCTTCCATAAACTAGAATGATGATTATAATTTTTGTTACATAAATCACAGTGGAACTTTTTTTTCTCAATGGAACTTTTTTGCTCGCTAACTTCGGAACTTTTTGTAGTCTTTTGTAGTCCATTTGTAGTCTTTAAATGTTTTGCAGTCAATAAATGACGATCAAATTGACTTTTGCGAGACGTAGTATAATCACAGCTTTCACAGAAAAATATCGGTGGAACTTTTGGAACTAAAATTGTAGCCATTTGTAGTCTATTTAGACTACATAGAAAAAAGTTCCTAAATCCTTTTCAAAAAAAAAAATTTAAAATTATCGTAACATTTTTGAAAAAAATATTTTTATGACCTTATCATAAAAATAAATTATGGTCACAACCGTGAATTTTCCAAGTCCAATTCTCCCTTTTCAATTTTAGACATCCCAAAAATGTCCAAAATCAATTTCTTGAATCACTTTCCCATGCAAAAAATCGTGTTTTTTTAATATAGTAATTAAATTAATTCGTGCATAAATGAACAAATTATTTCCCTGTAGATCCAAACCCACCTTCTCCTCTATTGGTAGAAGTCAAATCATTTTCGGTTTCCACTAATTTTACTTTTATACTACATAGAGATGGATGACAAATTTGCACTAGTCTTTGATATTTCTGAACGTAATATTGATCAACATTTAAACATCTAACTGCGGCTTTAATATTTCCTCTATATCCCGAATCGATTATTCCAACATGATTAGATAACATTAATGGTGTTTTTGAAATCGAGGATCGAGGATATAAATAAAATCCAGTAGGAATAGGAAAGGAACTATCCGAGGATTGATACAACATTTCCATTTTTACTTTGAAATCTATAAAATAAGAAGTTAATGCATCGTGACGTATAGTTTGACTTTCTGGAATAAAAAGATCAAACCCTGAATTTGGAAATGGATCTTTTTCGATATTAGAATTATGTTCTTCAATATGTTTTTCATACAAATCATATAGCTCGGGTATAGACTTGTCAACGTATAAATATAAAATAGCGGACATTTTATTTTATATTTTTATCATAATGTATTTATATTATTTTACTTTATATTTCTTATTCATTTTTTAATCTATTTCTTCAATTTTTGGTTCAAATTCTGGTTCCTCTACAGGAGTTTCTGAAGTAGGGGCGGTCTGGGCATTTGCAGCCATATTTTGCATAAAAAGAGTTTCCAGTTCTTTTTGTAAACTGTCATATACTTCTTTTTCTTTTAAATCAAGATCAGAACATAAATCTTCGGCAACTTTTATTTTTTCTTGTAGTTCAGAATTATCTTTTCCTTGCTCTTTCATTTGATATGTATAAGCTTCTAATTTCTGTTTAGCATCAATCTTTTCTTTAATGGCATCATCTTCTTTTTGGTACTTTTCTGATTCAGCAACCATACGATCAATTTCTTCTTTAGAAAGACGACCCTTATCATTTGTAATAGTAATTTTATTGGTTTTTCCACTTGATTTCTCAACTGCACTAACATTTAAAATACCATTAGCATCCATATCAAATATTACTTCTACTTGAGGTACTCCACGTGGCATTGGTGGAATTCCATCTAGTTGAAAAGTACCAAGTAGGGTATTATCCTTTGTTAATGCTCGTTCTCCCTCGAAAACCTGAATTAATACTCCTGGTTGATTATCAACATAAGTAGAAAAGGTTTGAGATTTTTTGGCAGGAATAGTAGTATTTCTATTAATTAGTTTTGTCATTACACCACCAGCGGTTTCGAGACCTAAACTAAGAGGACAAACATCTAATAGTAAAAGGTCAGCGATTTTTTCATTCGCATCCCCTGATAAAACCGCACCTTGAACTGCTGCGCCATATGCAACACATTCATCTGGATTAATACTCTTACATAATTCCTTTCCGTTGAAAAATTCACTTAATAGTTGTTGGATCTTTGGAATACGGGTACTTCCACCTACTAATACTACTTCATGAATTTGTGATTTGGAAAGTTTGGAGTCACGAAGTACTTGCTCTACTGGAAGCATTGTATCTCTAAATAACTTGTCACATAAATTCTCAAATTTAGCACGAGTTATAGTACTAGAAAAATCATATCCATCAAATAAACTATCAATTTCAATAGTTGCTACAGAAGCAGATGATAAAGTTCGTTTGGCATTTTCACATGCTGTTCTCAAACGTCGCAATGCTCTTTTATTCAATGAAATATCTTTTTTTGTTTTCTTTTTAAATTCTTCTACAAAATGTTCTACTAAAAGGGTATCAAAATCCTCTCCACCAAGGTGAGTATTCCCAGCTGTAGCTTTAACTTCAAATATACTATCTTCGATACTTAATACCGATACATCAAATGTTCCCACATTTTGTTAGTATAATAGTATTTAAACCATTATTTCTTATACTTTCGTATAAGGTCAGACTATATCTTATCTAAAATTTCCGTACAACAGTTATTTTCATTTAAATTTATTTATATTTTTTTCATAACAATTTATTAATTCTTTCAACATTTGGTTCCAATTTTGCGGAGTAATAAAAAAATATTTCCAAAGATTATTTTCAACTATATAATTATCTACAGCATCGATTTTTTTTTGCCACATTCCATTAGAAACTTGTCTACGATGCCATATATGAAAATCTTTTGTTTCAATTAATATATTTTCAATTTGAAAATCAACTTTATATTTTCTTTGTTTTTCTTTAAAGAAATAATCAATATTTGGTCCATTCTTAACTACTAAGTTATTATTATTACACCAATCAATAAATTTTAGCTCTAATTTTGATTGATAAATAATTGTTTCATTATTAATATTTTTAGTAGGACGAATTTTAAATGTACGATTACATAATTTACAATCCGGACATAAAAGCTTATAATCATTTTTAAATCTTTCTATAGATTTACAACGCCATTGTTTTTCACAATTATCGCATTCTATAATTGGCTGATCCGCTTTAAATATACATTTATGTACGGTATCATACAAAACGGAAGAGAAACGCATTTGATTATTTACTTTATAAATACTCCAAAATTCGTAATTATCTAAATCAGTATATTTATCATTTCCAAAACTGATTATTTTTTTTCGAATACGATTATAATCCTCTTCAGTTAGATGAGATAAAAAATAAGAGTTTTTAAAATTTTCATCCAGGCTTTCAAATTCTTCTACACTTTTTTCGTGGAATTGTGTTTTGGTAAGTATTTCTTTTACAATGTGATTTACAGGATTGATACAATTATGCCCAGGAGTTTCATTATGTTCTTTTCTACTACAATCTACACATCTTGAATTACCATTTCGAATTTTTCGCAACATATGAGTGGTTCCAATTACATTTTCTGCTTGACAAATATTACAAGTATAGGTAAATAAAATCTCTGAAGATTTCTTTATTTTATTACCATTAATAATAAGATGCCAAATATTTTCTGTAGTAGAAGAATATTTACTTCTTTCAAAAATTAATTCTTTTGAATATATTGGAATACCCTCTTTTGTACTCTTATTTTGTATTTTAATAATCGAATTCATAATATTTTCTTTAATATTCATTAGAACCTTAAGATAATCATTATTAATAAATTAATTTTAAATCTTTTTATTTAATAACTATTGTACTTATTCTAGACCCTGGCACTCGTGGGATTAAAAATCCTAGTCGTTGAACCTTTGTCATTTTCATTGAAAGAAGACACTTGGCTGCTGGTTGTCCAATATTTTCCTTTTTCAAACCTTCACACTCATGTTTTCACATCATGTTGTGGTAGGAAAATCTTAAGGAGTTTCTAGCAATTCACCAGGTTTATTATTTTATAATTAAAATAATAGTGGGTTTACACCACAGGAAGCAGACGTTTACCTCCACAATCAAAAATCAATACATTTTTCTCTCCATCTAATTTTTTGTCTAGGCCATAAGCAATTGCTGCAGCGGTTGGTTCATTAATGACACGTAAAACATTTAGACCAGATATGGTACCAGCATCTTTAGTTGCCTGGCGTTGAGAATCGTTAAAATAAGCAGGAACGGTAATAACTGCATCTGTCACTTTTTCATTCAAATATGCCTCGGCAATTTCCTTCATTTTCATCAAAATCATGGCACTAATTTCTTCAGGAGAAAACAATTTAGTTTCACCACGAAAATCGACTTGAATATATGGCTTATTATCTTTATCAATAACATCATAAGTAAAATGTTTCATATCAGATTGTGTAGTAGGATCATTAAATTTTTGTCCGATTAATCTTTTTGCATCAAAAACCGTATTTTTAGGATTACTTGCAATCGATGATTTAGATGCTTCTCCAATTAATCTCTCATCTGCAGTAAAAGAAACATAAGATGGGGTAGTTCTATTACCTTGGTCGTTTGCAATAATTTCTACATGATCATTTTGCCAAACACCAACACAAGAATAAGTCGTACCTAAGTCAATACCAATACAACGGGTCATTTATAGGTGTATCACATGACAAGTTTTTATATCTTTTTTATAAATATATTATATTATAATGACAGGTTCAGAAGAAGAAAATAAACCTATAGAGATTAAATCTATCGAAGAAGAAAAAAGTGATATAAGATCAGAAGTAAGGTCTGTAAAACACGATGAATTCGTAAATAGTCATGTTACTACTATTCACAAAAAAAATCACTGGGATGATAATAATATTATGACACTATTAAGTTGGATAGCAATTTCCACGTTTAATATAAATTGTTTGGAATTAGCTATTGTCCGATATAGAAATTGGATGAGACAAAATATTATTTTAGGATTAGTATTATCAACAACTTCAGGTACTTTAAGTGTAACTCAATTTGGCAGTATAACAAATACAAATGTAAATTTTATATTGAATTTTTTCTTTACTATTTTTTCTTTTGCAGTTGCAATTTCTACCGGCTGTATAAAAGTTTATCAGGTTCAAGAACGGTTAGAAAAATTTATATCTGTTAAACAAGAATGGATTGTTTTTATAACCAAAATTGCAACTGAATTACAATTACCTGTTAATTTAAGAAAAGATGCTCTTGATTTAATAAATATAAATAAAAGCAAATATTTAGATTTATTAAAAATAGATAATGAAATTCCTGATTTTATAAAACAAAAAGTGAGAGAAGGGTATTACGAAAAAAAAAGAGTTTTTTATCCAAAGGATTTTCACCCTTCATTAGATATTGGTTCTGCATTGTCTATATCCGATATTATATTGAATATTGGATATATTGAAGGAAAAAATTTATTTCAATTTCAAAAAGATGATAAAATTGAAAAAAAACATCAAAATTATGATGTGGAATTAAATGACTATTTTAGAGATAATTATCGCAATTGTATTAGTCGTAGCCCATCCTTTGATATACCTCGGTCAAAAGAAAATAATATATTAGATAGTTTGGATCATATTATTCCATCAATACCGTCTTTTTTTCATAAACCAGATCAAATACAAGAATATAAATCCCAAGAAAAAAAAGATCTTACAGATGTAATCTTTCCAAAATAAATATAAAACCAAATTTGCTCATGTTGCATACATTATAGAAGCATTTCCACCAATAAATGTTAAAACGTTAATTCTCTCTTCAAATAAATACAAGTTATAATTATAATCATAAATACGCCATGTTGGTTTATTAATACCAATTATATTTCCAGTGTTTGGATCACATATTGTTAATACCTGTGCTTGTGGATCTAGAGGTGGATTTATGGTGACTGTTTCAAGTTCTATTGTATTAAAACGGCTCATATTAATTGCACCAGATGGTTGTAAATCAAATAAATTAGTATTTAAACAAAAATTGTAACTATATAATCCATTTGGCGCATTTCCTTTGGTTCTAATATATTTTTCTATATAGTTAAACACACCAGCAGGTTGTAAATTTTCTCTATATAATCCATCCATTAAAATTCCCAATGAAATCAAAATTTCTTTTTGATTTTGAATATTAAATAATGGACTTAACATTAAACCAGTTAATAAACCATTTGGATTTACACCAGGCCCAATAGTTGTAGAAACTATTACTCCTTTAATATCTTTACCTGTAACTTCTAATTGACCGTAAGTTGGAGCTTGAATTAAATCATTAGGTAAATAATTATAAGGCCAGTTAGTATAATTTGACCATTCATTACGTAAATTTGCATCACTTCTTTGAAAATAAAATAACCAACTAGAAACTAGACCTAAAGAAGTTAATTCAACTCTATTTGATCCTGTTACATTATAAAAAATGGTTTCATAAACTTGTTTAAATAAATATTTTTGTTCATGCATCGCAAATAATTTTGCCTCATCATTTGATAAAAAACAATAGGTACAATTTAAGTTTATATCCGCATTCCATAGTGTTCTTGTATCAATATAAGAATTAAATCCAAGGTAAATATCAGGAGGAGGTTGTAGAAAACGATAAAATTGTTGATAATATAAATTAAAGTTTGGTGCTACATAAGGATAATTATTATCTACATCAAATACATCACGAATTTGAAATAATTCACAAATTGGTCTTAAAATAATAGTTATTTGTAATTCATTATATTGCAATGCAACTAATGGAAAAGCCATTTGAGACTTTAAATTAAAAAAGGTATTTAATGGAATATATAAAATTCTTTCACGAATGGCTGGTTCTACTCCTACTTGTTCTGGGGTATAAAATGAATTTGGATAGGAATTTACGCGTGATCCTGAATTACCAGGGTCAGTTAATTCAGGGACATTACCAATCATTTCATTGAATAAGGCTAATTTTTCTGCACTATAATCTCTTTGGACGGAAGCTAGTAAAAAATCTCCTGAATATTCTTGTAACTTCTGACTACCACAAGTAATAATTACTCTACTAATCATTTTTGCACCAATATTTTCTATCCATTTAAATTCATATGGAACCCAAGTTGGAATAACTTTATCTGTATTTGTTGTTGGATCTTGGTCAATAGAAGGAGGAAATATAGGAGACCAAATATTAGGTAATGTTACAGATAAATAAGTATCCATTAATAAGTCAGCATAACGAGGAATTTTAAAAGTAAAAGTAGATTGCTCCGTTAAACGAAGTGTTTTTGATCCTTCAAAATCAACCCTAAATTTCTGTAAACCAAAATTGGTATATTTGGCGAAAGTTGTTTTAAAAAAAGTTTTGGAAGGATTGCCATTTAGAATAATAGTTTGTTGACCTTGAGAAGATAAATTTAAAAGGCCTCCAGCCATATTTAATATATAAAGTATTTATTATTTAACTAATTTATATAAAAACTATTTTTTTAATTAAAACAAAAATTAATTAAAACAAAAATTTTCAAAAAAAACTATTATGTTATAATAAGTATGTCCGATAAATCAAGTGATATGGTAAATAATATTCATTTTATAATTAAAAATTTAAATGAAGACTTTATAGTTACTATTATATATAT